TTTTTTTTCGCGCTGCCAAGCGCGCTCGCTTATGTTGAGAACTAGAGAAACCCCATTTTGGGGCGGTCGGCAAACCGGCAAGAAGATAGAATAAGAATGGACCCCCTCTTAGCTTGGGGTCTTGCATAATGTTGTTGGCACGGGCCAACCCGGGCGCCGTCAGACTTCGGCGTCGTCACCACGGGCATGAATCTGGGTGGCCCTGAGGAGGGCCCGCGAGGCGTCAGTCCAAGCGGCCTGCACGGCCGTCGGGGAGCCGAGCGTCAGCTGGTCCGAGGGGTTCCGGTGGGACCCCCCCTGGCTAGCCGCGGAGTAAGCCTGGCGGACGGCCGCGACGGCAGTCTCGAGCTCGCCCAGCGTCACGACCATAAGATCGCGCATGGAGCGAGACAACGAGGCCCTAGGGGCTCCGGCCGGGGCATGGCCGCGAGACTCCGAGAGTGCGCCCAGCAAGTCGGTGGACCGCAGCAGACGCAAGAGGTCCGCCACGTCGCGGTGGGCCAAGTTGGCCGCGCGCGCGTCCGTCTCGGGCTGCCAGACTACCACGTCGACTCGTCGGCCATTATGGTAAAGTCCATCCCAAGAGCGAACATCGGGGGCTTGTCCCCGGCCACTTCCTGACCCAGGGTGAACTCCGTGAACACCACGATCCGTGGGTCCGACATCAGGGCGTTCTGAACCATGGGCCAGAGCAGGTCCGAGGCCGCCTCGGTGCGTTGCAGGGACTTGGAATCCACCTTGGGTGTCGCGCCCGGAGCCGACAAGACCGCCTGCATCATCTGGACTCCCCCTATGCCGCTCCAGACGTCCTCGAGAGATGATGGGAGAGCCGCCAAGTGCGGGGCCCCCGTGATCGCCACTGTGAACTCGGCCCCCGAGCCCGCCATCCCCTCCAGGGGCACGATCGTCAGGTCCACCGGGCCCACCAGCCTCGCGGCCGGCCACGCGGACCTGAAGGCCGCCACGGCTGTCAATTGGCCCAGTTGGCCGTAAATGCCCGAGGAGATCCGGGAACCCTTCGGCCAATCCACGTACACCGACGTCCCCGTCGAGCTCTTCCCCACCTTGGGGGGCATCCGGACCAACTCGCGGACCGATCGGCGGCGCAGCTTCGAGCTGGGCCACACTCCCAGTATCGAGAGGGGCACCTGCCGCACGACTTGCGCGGAGTCGGCGGACACGACGGCGTTGGGAGGCTGAGAGCTGTCTTGCTGAGCTTGCTGGTTGCTGGTCATTTTGCATGGAAGTTAATGCTATACTATTTCTGGAAGATCGGAGGTCAACAAAGTCTTCCATCGCCGTCATAAGTGCGCGATTTCCAGAAAAACCCCCTCGGGGGAACCAAAAAGAGGAGCCTCGGCCGGGCGCAGAAGGTTGGGAATGAGCGTGATCCCGTGCCAGCAGCGAGCGAGTGCCGGAGAACCCACTTCGAGGGTACCAAATGGGCGCCTCATCGGAGAAGACCCTCTCCAACCTCGCCTGCACGCGGCGCAGGGCAGCAATGTTCGCCCGGCGACCCGGGGCCTTGGAGCCCGTGAAGTAGGCCAACTTCTGGGCCACCGCCAGGCTCAGGTCGTGGCATTTGGTGAAAAGCAACGTCGCCAACCAGGCGGACTCCACATGAACCAGCCGCACGCACCAAGACAGGGCAGCAAGGTCCACCGTTGAGAGGTACTCCGAGCATCGACCCGCCAAGCGGTAGGTGAACCGCAACTCCGTGGCATAAGACGAGAGGTAGGAACCGAGAGGGACACCTCGAGCGTCGTTGTGCAACATTTTCAAGAACATGAGGGTCGGGCTGCGCATTATCCCAGCGGGCGTCAGCAACCAACCGCAAAAGTCCGCTACCATCGGATAGTTCAGCTTTGAGATAGTCTTCACCTGATTGGTCATGGGCCACCAGGCCTTCACGGTGTCATGGGAGTGAGTCGTGGCCATATCATCCCCGCCGAAAACCCAGGAGCCCTTCCTAGAAGCCTGCCATCCAAAACGCGCGAATGTGACCGCCATAGAATACCAAGTGTTACCCGCGTAAGTGCCGGGCTCCCCCGTGTCCCGGGAGGTTCGCTTGGGGCCAATGCGATCAGAGCGCAGGTGCAATTTCCAGTGAATGTAGCACTGCACCAGATCCTCCGGGATGCGGCAGTATCGCAGGACCAGGACCTCAAGCCAAACACTATTGCCGCCTTGGGTGGAGTCGAAATCGCTGAAATCGTTGACCATACAAGGGGCGCCGGGCTCCGGGCGCCAGTTGTCCTCCACCCACTCAGAGAACTTAGCGGGGGACATGCCACCGTAGACGAGGATGCGGGCATTCCGTTGGGCCTGCTTCATCTGCCAGCCGCAGTATCGGAACATGGGGCCGAACAACCCGATCACCTGCTCCCTGCACGTGCTGATGACGGCCCCTGCCTTGAACTTCTCCAGCAGGAACGCCTCCATCTTGGTCTTGGCCTGGGTCTTCAGCCAGTGCTTGACGAAACCAAGGTCTACTAGCACGTCAGAGCGGTCCTCGTACTGGTTAATGATCCCGGCAGGGTTGTCCATCCTCTTTCCCCACTGCTCATTGGCGCAGGCCGTGAACACCTCCTCGTTGAAGGGAGGCGGCGCGGCCGGCAAGTCCAACGCCCGTGCCAGGATCTCCCACAGAGTCATGCCCATGCGGGCTGACTTGGCAAAGTCCCACTCGTTCCAAGACCAAGGCGCGGTGTGGAGGCGCTTGCGAATGGTCTCAATTGTGAGTTGCTCGTCGTTCCGCGCGTGATATGGGAAAATGGACGCTTCGACGCCTGGCCACTTCTCGTCGTTATACAGGTAGGAGACCCCAAACTGACCCACGGCCTCTCGCCCCAAGCGGTCAGGGACGTGAGTGATCAGGGCGTGGGCAAGGGCCTGACGCTCAACCACCGGGAGGTGGATGACGGGCTCATGGAAATCCGCCCGAACGGTTTCCACGGGGGCCAGCTCCTCGGATTGCACCGGGGGGCCTACGAACGGGTGGGCCACGCGCATCCTTGGGATCCAAATATCCCGGTCGTCAGACTTTGCGGCGTCGGCGGCCAGGCGAGAAGCCCGGGTTCGCAAGAACTGCTCAGTGGGCGGGACCACCTCCACCAGCTTCAAGCGGGCCGCGCATTGCGTGGCGAAGGGCACTGACCCACCAGTGAGCAAGGGACCGAAGAAATAATGCCGTTCTACGAAACCCCACGTCAAGTTAGCCGACAGAACCAAGACCACCCCCACGGAGGCCCGAGTCACCATCGCAGCCAGGGTCTGATACTCGATGGCCGTGTCCAGCATGGCGTGGTCCACCTGAATCTGGATGATGGGCGTCGTCAAGCCCTGAGCCGTCCCCGAGGTGTAAGCCACGCAGGTATTATGGCGAT